GATTTATTGATGTATTGATTTATTGATTTATTGATGTATTGATTTATTGATTTTAGATAAATTAGATAGTTTGAATGAAAATAGTAAAAAAGTTTTTGAGGAAAATATGGATGTATACTTTTAACAAAAATATTGAAGTATACTTGAATGTAAATAGTAAAATATTTGATAAAATATGGATGTATACTTTTAACAAAATTAATTGATGTATACAATTGAAGGAGTAATGTATACTTCAAGAAAGTTTAATAAAAATCAAAATTGTTAATTCGTGTGAATATTTTTTCTGCTTTGGACAAAATAAGTTCTATTTTTTCATTTTCTTTAACTTTATCTTCATTTTCATAGAAATAGTTATTAACATCTTCGCTATTTGTTTTCTTTGATAATTCCAAAAAGAAATGATTTTCTAATTTCTTAATTAATGTTGTAATTATTGTACGTAATGCGACGTTTTGTGTTGCAAATGCAATGCGCTTATAAATTATTTTTGTTAAAAATCTCATTTCTACAAGTGCCTGCTGAGAATTGGGATCAATTTCGAAATCTGAAATGTTGTCATCTTTCATTTTTGTTTCGGCAGTTTCTCCACCCAAGTATACATCATAATTTAATTTATCATCATCGTCTGTGATCATACTATTTGCTTCACTTTCATTTAACTTGCTTTCTAATGATATTGTTGATGCATACATTCCCTCAAGATCACGACGCTTAACCCATACTTGTTTTTCTTGGATTAAAATAAAGTCTTTTATAACTTTTAATGCATCGGCTTCATATTTTTTAACTAGTTCCATGGTAGTTCTAACAATGACCTCTTTTAAATTTGGGAATTGATAAACTGGAACAGAAAAGCTATTTAATTCCAGTTGATGGATATCAAGTTTTTCTGCTTCAATTAACTTTTTAACAAGATTAATAATTATTTGCTTAATTTCTTCAATACAAACAATAGATGCGTTAACTATTAAACTCATTGGAGACAAGTCTCGATCAGTTAGACACTTATTAATGACGGCAGTTGCAGTTACTTTAGTTCCTGGAAGATAGCCATCAAAGTTATCCATAATTTCTTGCAATTTGGCATCAGGTAAATTACTAGTTGAAAAGGGGTCAAGTTTTTGGATAGCTTTAGCATATCTTTTGAATGCCATTTTGAAATCGTGAGCTACGTTGTTATCATGACCAATGGCATTAAATGAATTATGGATGGCACGACTCAAGATATAAATGTTATGGACCACAAAAGTTCTTTTTTCTGAAATATTTTTTAAGTCATTACTTAATTGTGGATTTAGACTTCTGATTCCTTCGATAAATTTTCCCATGTTGTCTCTTAATTTGTTGAAAGAACGTTTAATGGAACCAATTATTTTTCTTTTCAAAAATATGAAAAAATTCTTAACTCCATAAAGTTTATTTTTAATAACAACACTATCGTCTCCCAAGTGATCGTAGTAAAAATCTGTTGTATCAAACTTGGAACTGACACAAAAATATCCATCATCGGTTTGTAAATCTTTAGATAATCCAAGTTTTAATATGTTTTGAAATTGCGATAAACGATCGTCTTTTAACATGTCGAGTTTAGTAAATAATGTGATTGCCCGCAATTCTGGATTAATTCTTTTAAGATCCTTAAAAGTAGATAATCCTATGTCAGTTTCGATGTCTGGACTAGCTCCAATACATAAAACAACATAAGTATTTTTTTTTGTAACTTCGCTTTCAACTAGTGCTTTGATGTCCCTTACTATATCGGCACTTTGGCCTCGATCGGTTTTCGCAACAGCAACAATTCCAGGTAAATCGACCAGTGTCAAGTTGGAAACTTTAAAAGAATAAACATCGACATAAATAGGTTTGGTAGAAATATTGTCCCATTTTCCAACTAATTTATTGGTTATTTTTTCAAACTCGTCTTTGAATGCACTTTGATAGTTGTCTGAATTAAGCAAAATAGTTTTATGTGTAGTTAGAGTATCATTTTCATAGGTCGATATTTTTACACATTCATCAAGATTTTGTTCTTTTTTGATTTTGTACATTCTGACGTATATAGGATTTTTAGTAATCATTTGGTGGCCTGTGGGCATAAGGTCATATTTAATTAAACAATTTAAAAATGACGACTTTCCAGAACTCTGTGCACCCATGACTACTATTTTTGGTACATCGAGCTGTATCTCTTCTTTATTACCATTTGGAATTGCTTGGTTCGCTTCGTTCGCTAATTCATTCAATTCGTCGGCAAGGAGCAATAATTTATCGTCAGCATCGTCTACATCATATTCAATTCCCTTTTCTTCGATTTCATTATCAATATCTTTCCTTTTTAAAAATGGTATCATTTCCCGAATACATGGAGCAATTGTACAGCAACTCATGTTCTATATAATAAAACAACAAAATTTAATAGTTTGGGCTATATTAAATAATAAAATTTAACAACTTAAATAGACACATTGTTTATTTAACTTGTTAAATAAATACATTGTTTTATATTCTGAAAAAAAAATTGAAAAATAAATTTTTTACTTACAATGCAAGTACTAATATTAACAAAGCTAACAAAACAAAATGTCATTATCACCCAACACGGTTTATGAAAAGGAACATCATGGAGAATTAGATTGCAGATGCAATTTGAATATCGATTGTGGGAAATGTGACCTAGGAAATCATCGTTTAATGGTATACGTAAGACTTTTTATTGAAATTTTATCGTTTGGATTATTTGTAACTCAAGCAGCATTTGGAGGTGTTTATTTGGATAGTGACATCTATCCACTTGGTAATAGCACTTTATGTAATATTCAACCAGGAACATATATTACTATTGATGTACAAAAGATTCTACTTGTTATTGGAATTATTGGAGCATTGATGGTTGTTTCAAGAGTTTCACACTTTATTACTTTACAATATTACTCAGAATACAAAAATACAGTAACAGCATTTAATATTTCGTATGGTATTTCTTATATATTGGTAGTAGTATTCACAATTATACAAGTTGTATTTCTCTTAAAGACTTGCAGGGATTTTGATCCTGGTTTTAGTGTCTTTGTACTATCAATGTTATACAATGCAGCAGTGACGTTTAGTTTACTGGTACTAAAACTAAACGAATATTTCATTCCAGACTTGGGAGATCTTCAATCACTATTATCTGTACCAACAAGTAATGCTAATAATAATAACAATTAATCATCTAATTTTTTTATTAAATCAATAATTCTATCTATATCACTAATAAATTCAACAAATACTTTATTTCTTTCCATGTTTTCATCCGATTCTGAAAATAAAGTATCAATTGTATACTTTTTGTAATATTCTCGAAATTCCGAAAATGTTTCATTAATAAATTCTATCTGAAATTTTTCTATTTGTATTGAGTCAATAGCTTTTAGTGCATTTTCTTTAGCTATTTTAGAAATTTGTTCAAATGATAAAATAAGTAAATTTCGTATTTCTCTAACACTGAGTACTTGTTCTTTTTCGTAAATATCGAAAATAGATATTCCATTTGTACCACTAACTCCAAGTAATGGTTTCTTCTTGTCATCACTGTAACTGCTCTCTAAATCAGAATCAAATGAATTTTGTTTACCAATCAAAAGTACATTACTAGTGAAATTCTCGGAATTAAGTAATACTCTTCGTCGTGGTTCTTGAATAATAAGGGACCTTTCTATATTTTCTAGTGCTTCTTTTTCATATTTATCAAGTACTTTGGCAATTGTTTTAATAATAAAGTCTTTTAACGTCGGAAATTCTCTAATTTGAAAACTATAATAACTTGTATTACCGCGTAGTTGTGAATCTAATTTCTTTTCTTCTAAAAGCATTTTACATAGTTCATAAATTGATTTTTTAATATTTCCAGTCGTTGTCTTTATTTTTTTAATAATATTTCCCACAGGTTCTCCTTCTTTATTCTCTAAACATCTACTTATTATTAATGCTTTTTTACTTTGACTTGATTCTGTAAACCCATCGAAACTATTAATAATACGTTTTAATTCCTCATCTGACATTTTGGATTCGGAGAAAGGAGTTAAATTATTTATTTCTGTAAACATCGTTTCAATAATAATCTTAATTTGCGGTCCTATATTATATTTATTTCCTCGTGACTTTATGGAATTTGTAATTAAAGAAGATAATACATTTAAATTGTAATTTATGAATAATTGTTTTTCATGGGGTTCTTTAATCTCTTCACCTAATTGGGGACACAAAGTAATTAGTTGTTTTCTTAACAATCCAAGAGAATTTTTTACGACGGGTACTTCTGAAAGTATACTTGCATTAATTTTTTTTCGATAAGTAAGTAGAAAATTTCTAGCACCATATTTTTTATTTTTAACTATTGATGAGTCTTTTCCAAAGAAACTTGTGTACCAATTGACATCATCAAAATTATTGTTTATTACAAAAAATCCAAGGTCAGTTGACAAAGATTTATCAATAATGTCATCACCTATAAGCTTGTCAAACTGACTAACGTTTTTTGGATCCAATAAATCGGGTTTCGTCAATATTCCAAACGCTTTAAGATCTGATCTTTCTTCTTGAATCTTTTTCACACTTCCCAATCCAAGATCTGTTTCCAAGTCAAGTTTGGATTCCATGGCGACAATAGCATATGTATTTGGTATGGACAATTGTTCTTTAATTAGACTATCAACTTCTGATGCAGTATTACTTTTTTGACCAGTTTTATTAATTAAAAATATTCCAGGAAGATCCACTAAAAAAATGGGAGTTACATCTGGTCGGTAAATTTTAATAACAATTGGACTTTTTGTAATTGAACTGTCATTACCCGTCAATTTATACGTCAATTCATTTATTTTATCTTTGAATTTTTCTTTTAGTAGTAACTGTATTTTCTCAGTGAAAAACAATATTTCTCTTCCTTCGTCAATACATGACAAAGAGATATAAGGTATGGTGTTACTATCACACTTTTTAATTTCGATATAAATTGGCGATCTTGTTACCATCATATTTCCCGTTGGCAACAAGTCCATATTAATTATTCGATTTACCAGGGAACTTTTACCTGATGTTTGTGTTCCGACAACAACAATACGCGGTATATCGAGTGAAACATTTCGTATTTCATTACCGCCATTTGAGTCGCTAAAAAGTTTATTAATGTCGTATTTGTATGTTCTTTGTTTATCATTGAAAAGATTAATTTCACATGCTATATTGGCTAGTTTTTCATCTCGTGATTTTCGTTTTGCTTGATAATAGTCATCATCAAGATTAGCATCAAGAGCAGTATTTATATTCATTCCTGGTGTTTTTATATCAATCGTTTCACAACATAAACACATAATTTCTATAATATACAACACTAAAAATATTATTACTAAAATATTATTACTAAAAAAATATGAATGGAATTTATTTATCTATTGACGTGTGTAATTTCTTCACCATAGCAAAAGACATACAAAATCAATGGTGAAAAAAGAGATGAAATTGAATAAAATGGAACTAGATTATATTGTGTACCTTTGGTGTAGATCATAATAATCGTTATCACAGTTACCGCAAGTATACTTGTAATGTTATTTAAAATTGTGGTCCATGAATATATTGTCCATCTTGTACTTCTGAGACGATATTTCTTTAGTATTCCGTTATTCAGTACTAAAATTAAGTTATAAAGTACTTCAATTATTCCAGCAACAAGAACAATGATTCCTTGTTGATATACTGTTTGATCTGGTGTTAACTCTGTTATAAAAGGGAAAAATGAAATTAAACCCGCCAAAACTACACAAGTACCAATAATAATGAACTTTTCTTGATTTATCAGATAGGCATATATTTTAGTTATCAAAAAGTTAAAGACAAAGCCAATGCATTCAATAATAGTTAAAATTTTACTGATGTCACTAATAGTATACTGATTCCAAAAGAGATATATTATCATCAAGTACTTGTACATATTGTAAAGAGATGAAAAGTATACGATTGTAGATATAAATTTGTGAGAGTTAAAAATTTCATTTTCATTTCTACGTATTTCATTTTCTTCTATTGCAGGAATATTGTCATCGCTATCTTCACCATAGTAATTTACCATATTATTGTCATTTACGCAACAATTCACAGTACAAGTAATACTTACTCTGTTACCGATAAATAGAAAATGAATCAAAAAGACAATAAATATCATGATGGAAGAAACGATACCTAAAGTTAATAATGGAAATTGTTCTGTATTAGGAAATTGATAGATATAGAGATAACTGCTCATTAATAAACCCATGATTGATCCGAGTTTTTCAAAAATAGTTACTGTAATCATGTATACATTAGTGTCTAATGTTCTATTCTGTTCTTTAAAATACTTTTTCATTATTTCATAATTGGGCGAAAGCATACCGATTAAAAATCTAGAAATAGCGAGCCAGGTAATGCCGTTGCTAAATCCATAGAAGATATAGATTAATGATGAAAATGCAAAACAGAAATTCATTAAATTTTCTTTGCTGACTTTGACAATACAATATTTCCAAAGGGTAAATCCGACAATTCTTCCAATATTATGAATTGCATTAAGAAATAACATCAGGTAAAGAATATTAATTTCAATATTACTTCGAAATCTCTCAGTTATAAATGGGAATAATGAAAAGAATGCGAATTCATTATATGCAGATACAAATACAAATAATACGGCTAACAGGATCATTTTTTGTTTATTTTAGCTACAAATTATAAACTTTAGACTTTTAAAATTCAATTTTTTGTGGTTTATTGAATTTTGCTTATTTTTGTACTGGTGGTTGGTTTTATTTCATGTGACATTGATTTAATCATAGGTGTGATAAACGGGGCAGGAATATTAAGAAGAGCAGAACCTAATGAATGGCTTTTAATCAGAGAAAATAATTTGGTAACTAGTTGAACTAGTTCAAAAAATTCTGTGTCAATGAAAGAAAAGCTACTGCTTCCGTCAACAATCCAACCTGTTAATTTAGAACCCGCGTTACCGTTTAAAATAGAACGCCGTATGGAAACTTCAATGTCATTTTCTTTTGGAGTTGTTTTTTCGTTATTATCAAATAAAAAGGTGGAAAAAGATTTATCTTTATCTTCTTTTGTTAAAAAATTTATGGATTTTTTTTCAAGATCCGCAATTATGACAAGTTGTATTTTTTCACGTATACTAAAGTTTTTTTGGTCCATGGCTTCAGACAAACTATTGCCAGCCTTTGTACTGATCCATAATTTATCATCATTGGAATTTTTATAGAAAAAACAATATGTTACTTTGTGTTTAGGAAATATAAAGTTTAAAATATATGATTCGTCGTTTACTCTAAAGTATACGTATACTTGTTTATCATTATTTGACGAATTAATATAATAATATCCAGATATTTGGTTCTTTAAAGTTATATCAGACATGCTGTTTATATATATTTGAGAGGAAAATATATAAATATTTAATTTAATTAAATTAATTGCGTGTCAATTAAAGAAATGATTATATTAGTTAATATAAATAGGTTAAATGTCAAATGGAAAATATTACGGAGCACAATTGACGAGTACAGATATGCAAATACCAGTTTTTGCCAATGAAAAAAAACTGGTTGAATCAGATGAAAGGGTGTATTATGATAAAGAAAAAGATGATAATGACGATAACAATTACAATCTCGATGATGATGCCGAAAAATATGCTAAACCTTTAGCACATGGATTGACAGATGAACGGGATCATGATCGTGATAGAGATCGTAATAGAGATAGAGATAGAGATCGTGATAGAGATCGTGACAGAGATCGTGACAGAGATCGTGATCGTGACAGAGATCGTGACCGTGATCGAGAACGAGACAGTGATCACCGTCAAGATGAAACAATGTCTGACACAAATAATGAAAAGCCACATAAGGTGAAAAATATTGATCCTGATGACGAAAGTACATGGACGAAAGAGGAATTAATATTACGGAAATTAAAAATGTTGGAAAAATTGGTTGAATTGAAAGAGGCGGGGGTGAGGTTATCGCAAGAATACAGTTTGAACTCGGATTACAAGACTATGAAAATGGAATATGATCTTCATAGTGGTATTAGATCAAAGAGAAATGCACTAAGTTGGATGGCAAATATGATGGTACTGGGTATTAGTGGTCTTGAATTATTAAATGATAATGTGAACCCATTTGATTTAAAGTTCGATGGATTATGGTCAAACGCAGTTAAAAGTGATCTTTCCAATTATTATGATGTCCTTGGAGAGATATATGAAAAATGGTCTACACCAGGAAAAAATCACCCTCCAGAATTACGTTTATTTTTTATGTTAACAGGAAGTGCATTACAAATTCAATTGCATAAGGGAATATCGAGTTTTATGACTAAGCAATTTGCGGGACCTAGTAATCTAGAAAATAACCCCGACCGTTTTGAAGAGATTAGAAAAAAGACACAAGATATGAATGAATTAAATCGTCAAAAAATGAATGAAAAGAGTCAACAGGAACATGACGAAATTGCGGAAAGAATTGCCAATTTGAATGTGATAAAGAAGAAACAGGAAGAATATGAAAAAATGAAAGAACAAATGAAACCAAAAGATTACTTTAACTCTTTACAAATGAGTGAATCGGCAAAGTCTCATTATACTACACAATCTGTGAACCGTAATGAAAAGAATATTGCAAAAACAATGCAAATGCAGCGTGCATTAATGGAACAACAAAATAAAAAAATGAGAATGGCTAAAGAAATGGAAGAATTAGCGAACATGGATAAATTAATTTCTGAAATGAAGGGATCAGATTCTACGTATAAAACGAAAAATAAACGTAGTTCTGCAAATGAGACTGCCAATTCTGAGAAAGAATCCAGATCAAGAAAAACACGTAATACGAACTCAGAATCACAATCGGATTCCAGATCAAAAAAATACTCTGAAAGTACTGATACAGAATCATCGGCACTAGAAACATCATCCAATGCCAGTAAATCGACTAGTTTTAGAAACCCTAATATAAGCAAGATTTTAGCGGCCAATGTAAAACAAAAAGAAATAGTTGACAGAGATACAGCACAAAAGAGAATAAGTGAAAGCGTATCAATAACATTGTCGAATAGTAATGATGCAGTAAGGAAAACAAGAAAGTAATTACTAAGTAATATAAAGACACGTTTGTATATTTATATAAAATGAGTAAACGAGTAGCTGTTTCTAAAAATACTAAGAAGGAAAGTAATGTAAATAATTCTGATAGTTTGAATGAAAAGAAAAAGAGGGGAAGACCTGCAAAAACTCCATCACCAAAAAACAGAGATTCGAATTTAGTAAAATCTATGAAAGTGCCATTACTAGAGCCTGAAGATGTAACAGAACAAGAAACTAATTCTATTATATTACATTTACCAATATATGATGACAATGATGATCTTGAATCACAAACACAAGAGACATCGGATCTAAACCAATTTACGATGAAAGAAACGGAAAAATCGAGCGATAATAGCGATAATGATGATAGTGATGAAGATGACAATAAAGAGAATAATTTAATTGTTTATTTGTCAGAAGAAGATGAAAATGATGAATTCAATATTAAATGTCTAAAAAAAGAATTAAGTAAAAAAAATGAGATTATTAGAAAGTTACAAGAAGAAATCAATAATAGAAGTGAACATAACATTGAATTAATGTCAGCAAACAAAGCCATAAATGTTAAAAAAGTTAATTCAAAGGTAGTTGACATTGAAAGTAAAAATCAAATTCCAGAAAAAACAAAAATTGCATGTTGGTGGTGTACTCATAATTTTGATACTGTTCCATGCGGAATACCAGAAAAATACCACGATTCAAAGTACTACGTGTTTGGATGTTTTTGTTCATTTAATTGTGCATTGGCTTATATATTAAAAGATGATGAACATAGAATATCAATGCGTGTATCTCTTGTCAAAAGATTGTACACCGAGCTATGTGAAACACAAAAGCCATTGTATCCTGCACCTCCAAAAGAAATATTACAAAAATTTGGAGGAACGTATACAATAGATGAATATAGAAAGGAAAGTACATGTCTGTTGGCAGGATCTCCCTATAAAGAATATAAAATGATAATGGCACCAATAGATTTTCATTTTACAAATGAATAAATTATTAAGTTTCTAGTTTTTCTAATTTTTTTTTGTATACTTCTGGTATTGGAGAAAATAAGTATTGAAATCCTTGTAAAAAACAATCGCACAAGTCATCAATTTTTTTGTAATTATCAAGTATTTTTTTATCTTTTTCTTCAATGAGTGCTTTACAGTATTCCTTTCCCAAATTTTTTGTTAAATTGTATATTTTTCGTTTTTCGTTAGCGGAAGATTTTTCATCAGTTTTAACTATGGTTTTATTTGTTACTTTTTTGTTTACTTTTAATTTATTTGAAGCAGAAATAAATTTTACGAAATTGATTTTACTTTTTGATGTATTTTTATCTACAATTCCCCTAATGATGAAATAAGTATACAGAATAGATGCAATAGTTTTCATAGTTGGGTTAAATGTGGGTTGATTTTCTATTAATACTTCGTCGACATCTAAAAAGTTTTCTTTATCTAATTTTTGTGTTAATTTTTCTGATAAAGATTGAATTTGTTCTTTATTACAATTTACGACCTTTATTTTCTTACATACAATCTTCTTTTCAAAACTTTTCGTATTTTTCTTGTAATGTTCATCACACCAACGATAATCACCATTTGTACTTAATTGATATTCTGCGTCGGTGTTACATAACATACATTTTAATGTTGGTGGTAGGTCTTTTTTAGATTTTGTTTTTTTAGAGACAATAGGAACTATAGTAGGAATAACTTTACTTTTATGGCTGGAACATACACATTTGTTTTTTGTGTCACCAAATACATCGATATCGTCTTTATGATATATATCAAAATTGGCATTTTTATCACATTGTTTGTTAGTTCTTAAATTAAATTCACATTTTCTTCTATCATCAACTATATTAATTATCCCCCATGAACAAATATTAAATTTATCTCCTTCTTTTTCTATTAAACAATATGCCAAATTAAGAATACCAACATCAAATGACAAAATACGTTTTTTCTCTGCGCTCATTTTAATTAACTTAACAAATTAAAATAATTTTATATGTATACGCAATGAAATTAAAAATTGGTCATCTGTGTATCTTCATCCATGTACTTGTCGTATAGCTCGCTAGGAAAATTAAATTCCGTAACTATCACAGCATCATCGCCTGGTAGGGGCTGTTTGCTATTTCCTTTGCTTTTATTGCCATTATTATTGCCGTTATTATTGCTGTTGTTATTGCTGCTGTTATTGTTACTATTGTTACTATTGTTACTATTGTTACTATTGTTACTATTGTTACTATTGCTACTGTTGCTGCTGTTGTTACTGTTGCTTTTATTTTCGTCGATCTTATCGGGTTGATTGTATGTATAATTTGCCATTATGTAATTGTTAATACTTTTTTTTCGTTTGGTAATGGCATTAAGTAATATGTCCACTTTTACATTGTACTTTGGAATATCGAGAACGTTAGAATTAAGAGCTTTATTTAAATATTGTATTGCTACGTCGAAATTTTTCATTTATAGTGTAATATAAATATAAAATATAAATTAAATTGCCTAATTTTCTTTTGGCTTATTTTCTTCTTCTTGTTTATTTTCTTCTTCTTCTACTTGTTTATTTTCTTCTGTTTTGGTTTCTACTTGTTTACTTTCTTCTTTCTTTTCTTGAGTGGGTGTTTTGATCCAGGACCATAACCAGTTCAATGTTTTAGTAATCATTATTATTATAGTGATTAGAATTTATTTTTACAAGTGCGTCTAAAAATTGAAATTTATTATATATAATAATAAAGGTCATTACTAGTCAACAATTTATGCAAGAAGAGAAAAAGATTTCCAAGGCAAAGAAGGCAAATAAAGAATTAAAAGAAGCTAAAGAGCAAGAAGAGAAAAAGATCTCTAAAGTAGATAAACAATTAAAAGAAGCTAAAGAGCAAGAAGAGAAAAAGATCTCTAAAGTAGATAAACAATTAAAAGAAGCTAAAGAGCAAGAAGAGAAAAAGATCTCTAAAGTAGATAAACAATTAAAAGATGCTAAAGAGAAAGAAGCAAAAAATATTAAAAAAAAGCAAGAACTTTGTGATATAGTCTCAAATAGTCTGTTATTAAATTTAATTCCTAAAGAAGTATACGTATCAACAATAACGGCGACGTGTAAAATAAATGATTTAATTTTTAATTGTGATAATATTGCGAAACATATCGATTTATCTCTTGATGACATCATAAGTGTGAGTAAGGATGATGGACATACTGCAGCAGGCGCGGAAAACGTTTTAATTCACAGAACTCTTTTAGAAAACAAAGTAAAGAAAAGAAAGAAAGAGGAAAAGAAGAGAACATTTTTCAATCAGGTCTCGCTTTACGTGACATCAAAATCGAAGGAAAACGGACATGTACATGTGAAATTATTTAAGAATGGGTCGATACAAATGACGGGATCAAGAACTGTAAATGACATCGTGGAAACTTTATTTTTGGTATTTGAAAAATTAAAAAACGAAAAAACAATTAATAATGAAAAAATAGAATTTGTATCTGATAAAAAATTGCTTGATCTCGCTAATATTAGTGATTTTAAGGTAAGTATGATTAATACAAATTTTACTATTCCATTCCAAATTAATTTGGCTAAATCCCATTCATTATTAATTGATAAAAATGTTGAATCACGTTTTGAACGTATGAGTCATTCTTGCGTAAACATTAAATGTAATTGTGGAGATAAAAAAGTATCAATTTTTGTTTTTGAAAAGGGATCTATTGTCATAACTGGCGCTAAAAACGGAGAAAATGTTTTAACGGCATATAATTTTATTAACAAATTCATTTATTCAAATTATAAACAATTGAAAATGAATTAAACAATACCAAGACCTTGAATTATATATGGATTTCCTTCCATTGCTCGTTGTGGTAGTTTGTCATCATTTCTTTTATTTTCAAATACAGTGGGGTTTTTGACATTTTGAAAAATGAATGGTATTCTATTAAGACTTTGATTTAATAACGCAGGACCAGCCATATAATCTGATTCTTTTTGTTCACATTTTAATCTGTAATCTGTGAACATAGTTGTTGGACCGCGATTGTAACTGATTTGTGTTGGTGTTCGTCCTTTAGATAAAAGTTCTCTCGTAATATTAACTTTTGAATTCCATGCATCATGTCTGCTTCTAACTTCTTTGGTATCAACTCTAAGAGCTGGACCAATGTGATTTGTTTCTCCTGTAATTTCTCTTTGTGTCACGTCTGGTACATCACTAAAATCGATGTATTTCCCTTTTTGTTTATCTCCAGTCACTGCTTTACCCGCACGATCAGTTTTTGCATGTATTTCTCTCATCGTAATATCAGGTACATCGTTAAAATCAATTGTTCTTGTTCCTTTTTTATCTCCAGTTACTGCTTTTCCTGCTCTGTCAGTTTTGGCATGTATTTCTCTCATTGTAACGTCAGGTACGTCATTGAAATCAACGTACTTGCCCTTTTGTTTATCCCCTGTAATTGCCTTTCCTGTTCGGTCAGTTTTGGCATGTATTTCCCTCATTGTAACATCGGGAACGTCATTAAAATCAATGTACTTGCCCTTTTGTTTATCACCTGTTATTGCCTTTCCTGTACGATCAGTTTTACTATGTATCTCTCTCATAGTAATATCGGGAATGTCATTGAAATCAATTGTTTTACCTACTTGTCTGTCTCCTGTTATAGCCTTACCATTTCTGTCAAATTTATTGTGAATATTACGCATATTGACATCTGGAACATCATTAAAATCAATTGCTTTACCTACTTGTCTGTCTCCAATAATAGCCTTGCCATTTCTGTCGAATTTATTATGAATATTACGCATATTAACATCTGGGACATCATTAAAATCAATTGTTTTACCTACTTGTTTATCTCCTACAATAGCCTTACCATTCCTATCCAATTTATTGTGAATATTGCGCATGTTGGCATCGGGAACGTCACTCGGATCGAAATATTTAACCCGTTGTTCGCCAGTAATTGCAGTACCATTTCGATCAAGTTTATCATGTACATTTCTCATGTTAACATCGGGGACGTCATTCGGATTGAAATATTTAACTCGTTGTTCTCCAGTAATTGCAGTACCATTACGATCAAGTTTATCATGTACATTTCTCATATTAGGATCTGGGACGTCATTTGGATCGAAATATTTAACTCGCTGTTCGCCAGTAATAGCTACACCCGTACGATCAAATTTGTCGTGTACATTGCGCATGTTAGCATCTGGAACATTACCTACTATATCATAAATATAGCCTTTGTTGGTTTCATTTGTTCCCAATGGACCATTATATTCATTTTTCTTTCCTCTCTGTGTGGCATCAGGAACATATGTGTTATAATTGGCTTGTGCGCGAAGACCTTCAACTAGGTGAATATTTCTTGGTTCTGCTTCTAAAAAGCTTTGCCTTGTTGTGGCTTTATATTTTCCTCTCATATTATCACTAGTTGCTTTTTCTATATCGTTTTTAGCAGGTCCGACGTAATTAGTAGCTTTTAATCCTCTATTTGCACCACCCATAGTCATAGGATCTATTTCTCCACTGATTTTTGGTGCATGTGTATTGAAATTAAACGTTTTTTGTAGATCATCATCGCAATTTTCTTTAAACTTTACCACTTGTTTATTTTGTACTTGGCGTCCAATTACAGTTCCTTTACTTCCCTTTTGACCTTCAACTATACGTCCTTCATATGTCAATTTGGGTTTATTTTTAGCGCGTAGATCATCGACTGTTCTAGGGAGAACACGATATGGATCTCCAGCACCTTTAATAAAATTACCTCCAGGATTATTAACTCCAAGGCCCAAGCCAGGACCTACTTTAATTTGTTCAAACGGTAATACATTTCGTTGTTCTTTGCTTGGTATAAATCTATCTTGGTAGTAATCAGTCATGACTGGTGTTCCAAATGTATTTGTAATATTGGTAGCGGGATTAAACAAAGGAGATTGTTCTTTTTTATGTTGAAAATCAGGTCTATTAAGAGATCCCGTGAATGTTTCCATTTTTCGTTGGAAAGTTTCTCCTGCATGTTCTCCTCTTAATGAACTGCCTGCACCTTTTGATTTAAAATTAGGTTGCATGTTATTATGTACAAAATCTCTGCGATCAGTAATACCGTAGGTCATGTCATTATTTTCATTAAATTCTGATATTCCTTGATTTAAAAATAATAATCTTTCTTGTTCCATTCTCTTGACACCTGCATTTACTCCAATAATGTTGCCAACCGCATTTTGAGAAGAAGGAGGGCCATGTACGTCAAATTTTTGAAGATCAAATTGATGTAAAAAATTATTACTCTCTCCAACTTTTTGCACAAATTTTCTTTCGTGTTTTCGATTATCAATCAAGTTTTCACTTTTGTCTAGAATTTTTCCAGGAGATGCCATATTTAAAGATGAATAGTTAGAATCTTGTGAACTCGATGCTATGTCTTCGTCACTGTATACTGAATCACTAGAACAATTCGAAAATGTTTCAAAATTAGATTGAGCATCAAGTACAGCGGCAGTTTTGAATCTTTTTGGATAAACACCTGTTTTTTCGGGTTCTAAACTTTCCTTAAATCTGACTTTTGCCCTTTTTCTAATTTCTTTGTTAACTGATTTATTTTTTTGTTCATTATAGATGCTCGAAACGGACTTTTTTTTAAGTACAGATTTAATTTTATTTCCATTTTGCATGTATATGTATACTGTTCAATAAATTAAAAATGCTTTGATTTGGACGACATTGTTTTGTAAGCTTTACACGTATACATAAATTTCCCATTTTACAAAAAATTTATGTTTTATTATAATATAGATTAATATGTCTTCAGCTAAAGGTGGTTTCAATCCAACTCCAGGTGGTTACAATAGAACAATATATGACAGGTGCGAATTTCAAAAAAGATTACATGAATCGACTGGCCCACTAGCCTATCAATTATTTAGTGGAAAAAATGAACATTGTAATAAATGTGTATACGATGAAAACAGTTTTTATTTGAAAAATTCCCCTCAAATTATTGATGCGGAGAGTGATCTCCTTAACATTACAAGAAGGTATTCAAGATGTCCTCAATATAAATATCGTCCCAGTTGTGCCGATAAAAAAAATGCACCAATAGTCATGGCGCAAGAAGTATGCCCTATTATACACAATAATATTCCAAAGTTACAATGTCCTGGATTCATGATTCCAAATGATGACATCTGTTCTAATAACATCCAACAACGTCCAGTTAATCGCTATGTAACGAGACAATAATAGTCTTTTATGTTTTGTTACAAAGATAATTATTTTCGCAATTATATATATAGAACATCATGAATATAGGTCATAGTTCGAGATTATCATATGATGAATATTGTGCATATCCAGATCGTTTGAAAGAATCGGTGGGTCCTTTGTCATATCAATTAGATAGAAATCAAATACATAACTGCAATAGATGTATGAATAATGCGGGTTCTGCTCCACGAGGGGCGAATTTCGGAAACTCAACATTGGGAAAAGTAGGACCAGCAGCAAAAAATGATCTCGTCGATGTTGATTCAATAATGTCAAATAGAAATGTGAAATTATCGAAATGTAAAACTGCTCACCTTAACCCGATTAATTTAACAACACAAGAAAACGTTAATTACAATACATGTAATAAACTTATAAACCCTGAACATTCGAGATTAACTTATCCAGCTTCTAATTATCGTGATGTATCGGTTAATAGGTTTTACAATCTATTACATGATCCACAAGCTAATATATTTCAACCATTTGCTCGTAACTCTCGTTTAGAGGCAAAGGATAACTTTAAACCAGAACTTCCTGAATTATGGGACAATCGCGTAACTCCTCATACTTACACGGGACAACGTTGTGGTGTTGTTTGTCAAAGTCAATGTCAATCGTGATTTTGAGGTTTGAATTTTTGTTTTAATTGATCTTTATGTGCCTTTGGTGTATATAAAGTATATAATTTTAGATCTTTTGTATTGCTTGTATTGATAATATTGTGATATGTGCCACTTGGTATTATAATAGCATCATTTTCTTTAATTTCTCGTTTTTTGTTACTATTGCCGTATACAAGTAATCCATTTCCTTTTTCAATACGAAAAAATTGGTCAATATTTTCATGAACTTCTCTACCAATTTCTTCTTTTGGTTTTAGCGACATTAAAACCAATTGCATTTTTTGATCAGCACTTGTATACAGAACATTACGGTAATCATTATTTGTTTGAGTCAATTCTTCTATATTCTCAACAAAAACTAATGGCATTATGTATACTTGTGTAATGAAAAAATTTTTACATCATTACTTCTCTACCACGATATGTATTTTTCACAACATTACATGTAAAAATATTAATCTTTTGCGTTCGATATTAAAGTAATGTAATAAAAAAAAATTACGCGCTCAATACACAACTCAAAGGTTTGCATGAGTTAATAACTGATCCTTGAGTTTCTGTTTCTGTTTCCGTCTCGTTTTTAATTAATCTAGTTTTGATATTAACGGAACAGTACTTAAAGCAAAACAGTGCTGTTGTGTCTGGATCGCTTATGGGTATCACGTATTTAACTGCCTTTTCTTGTTTTATAACAATATGTTCTTTTTCGTGACGAATCACAATTGGCAAATGTGGATCGATTTTTTCAGAAGGTAAACACATATTGTATTTCTTCGTTACAGGATTGTAAATCATTCCACTAACTGAAATCCCAGGATAATTACTTGACATGATTTCATTTCCTAAAGTAATACGGAAATTTGCAGTGTCCATATTACCTAGGGAATTTCCTGTCTCAAAATTTGATAATCCCAAGGCATCGCATATAATAACATGTTCGTATTCGGGAATTTTCTTTAAAACAAGTCCTGTCCATTCGCGAGAATCAGAAGGAACCCATGTTCCAGCATAAGGACAATCATTGCCAATATTTATTTCTGTTTTAACTAACACGGGGAAATTTTTGTTTTTAACTTTATTTAGCGTTAAGTCACTTGTCTTGATAAACGGCAATGTTTCAGTAATTCCCAAGATATCTGCAATGTCTTTATCAGGAGTAACTTGACGAACTGTATCGTAAATTTTTCCTACTAATTCTGTTGGAATTAGCGGATTACTTGATGCAGACGCAAATTTTGTTAATATCATTTTATTTATACTATGTATTTCTACTTGTATCATTTCTGTCGTATAATGTTCTTTAATATGTTTACTAATACCTTCTACTGTTTCATTTATTGCTTTAACTATATCATTTATCACTTTGATATATTTGTTACCTTCTTCGGATTCTAATTGTGATTGTATTTCTGTATCATCAATCAAAGATGAAATCTTTGGAATGATTAATAACAGACCAATAAGTCCAGTAGGATTTGTTTTAATGAATGACGCATTTTCTCCAGAATAATGAAAAAACCGTCGAATAGCCAAAGCTATTTGATTAACTTTAATAGAAATGTGGGGTTGTTCGTTGAAAATGAACGCCATAATTGTTGCTTGAAAGGTATCAGCTGGTCTTGGTACATAGGGCATTAAACGCATAAGTTTATTTGCTTTGTATGAAAACTTTGCGACACTTTTTGCAGTTCGCGTTAAAGAATAAAACGCATTCGTTAAAAATAAAATTCTCTTGCTGTCGGGAGTTTTACCATTGACAGTAATCTCTGATGAAAGATTGAAACAAATAGCAGCGAAAACTGAACATATCATATTTGCAATATGTGTATCATCATGTGAAACACACACTCCTTGTGATACATACTTCGATGCATAATCATCCATAACTGTTTTTGTACCAGGAAATTCATTAATTAGACATAATGGAATAGCGTATGCGTTATGTAATCCCGATAAAATTCCATTTTGTTTTTTAGCGAATAGGTCAGGAAAAACTGTCATGATATCAATAAAATCGATTGGATTTCCAGTAATTGCATTCGATCCACCTTTTCCATAATTATTTTTCGTGCCTTGTCTTTGGAAACTACAATCTTTTAGTAATATAGCACATGAATTTATAGGTCGTTTTATTATCTGACCGTTAATGTTTTTACATTCCATCAACTCTCCTTTTTCAAAATCATCCACAGATTTTACGTACTTTTGAAACCATACGTCATATGATATACCATTGATTGCATTAACACGTTGAGAAAATTTGTCTGCCATTGTAATAAGTGTCGATTTAGTCTGTAATTTTAGTTACAACAAGATTGTTTATATGTTAAAAAGTTTATTTTTCATTTTTTTAACATAATGAATTTTACATCATTACTTCTCTACCACGATATGTGTTTTTTGCAACGTCTTTGTTCCACATTCTTGAGGGCATTCCCCTTTCAAATACGACATGATTAGGGTTTTGGATGTCATTAGAAATATAACTAAAATAATGTTCAACTGGATTTGGGTATCCTTGGGATTTTTTTGATTTAACTTGTGAAGAACTGTGTGCTAAGAAATTTTCAGCATTTACATCTCGTAATGGACCATTCATAAATGGTACAGATTGATAGTTATTTACAGTTTCTCTTTTATCTTTACAATTGTTACCAGGTAATACTACTTTTGTAATATGATCCATTTCGCTTTTTGGTTCGTATACTCTTTGAACTTTATTTCTATAAGAGTCTAAATTTCCGATAATTGAATCAAGGGAATAATTTTCATTATTGAAATTTTGGACAGGATTTTGATAATTTCTATAATCAATTTTGGGTTCAACGTGCTTGTATACATGAGTATTAGCATATCGTCTTTTATTATCAACAATTTGCGCTTCATTAGGATTTATATCATCCGAATTGTCTTCGCAAGTTGAATTCATCCAAACATTTGGATTAAATTGCGATTTGAAATCGTTTCCAGTTGCAGATGCAAAATTTCTGTCTCCACGATACATATCATAACCACGTGTTAAAATGTCGTAATTAAATCGTTGCTCATTTGCTTCTTTATCTCTTCGTTGTTTTTCTTTAATTCTATCAAGACGTTTGTCATGTTGTTGTGTCATTGATGGAAATGTTCCTCCACGTGTGTCAATTTGATCTTTAAATATAATACTTGGATCATGTTCTGCTTTTTTGTATTCGAGAAATTTTTTAATTTTTTGGATATCATTTCCGTCGATGCTGTACTGTCTCTCTAAAAATTTATCTTCAACACCGTTTTTTTTATTAATTCTTTTTTGATGCAAGTAATTTTGGAGTCTTTTTTCTAATGTTGGTTTTGATATGTCATCAAATTCTGCTGCGTCATATTTGCAAGACATTCTATAAAATAACGTTACATAATAATAATGGATTACTAGACACATAAAGGTAACTATATACTGTCTATTATTATGGACAGTGACGAAGTATACACGCCTGAAAAAATAGCAAAGGTATTATTAGATGAAAAACTCGATGATTCTCAAAAACGGGTAGAATTTTTAAATTTAGACAAAGGTGACTCTAGTAACCATACATTTGTCTATGAAATATTAATTACCATTTTTATGGAATTACTGTTTGGTTTAATAAAATTAGAAAACAAAGAGCAAGTTTTTACTGCAAATTTCTATGACACAAAAATCGAAACTTATTTCCCGACCATTTCAGAAAAAATGGAATTGCTTGGATACTTGGTATTTTTAGAGAAAAATGAAAGAAATGAGATTGATCCAGAAGAATTTATCGAAATGTCAACTAATCGATATTGTCGAACGATTTTTCGATATTATGACGATGATCCATTTTTTGATAGAGAAAGAAATTTACTTTATCACATGAAAATCAATGGCTCATGTCAAAATAAAAAATATAAATCATTGCGAGATGTATTTTGTTTGTTACTATTGGAAAAAATTTATAAAATTAGTTTTGTAAAAGTATGACATTTTTTTCTTGTCTTATAATAATGAATGATAATTACATGTCATTATTTGTTGTTTCATATCTATCCGATTTAATTTGTTCTCATATGTTTTTTCATGTATTCAGTCAACGATTGGGTGGAAAAATGGATAACGAAGATGTGGGGGAAGTAATATTAGAATTTATACAATTTTTTGTTGATAATGGTGGATACAGCAATTTTGAATTTGATGAACAAGTTTTAGTTTCCTGGAATATATTAATGTTGAGGACTATTACAGAAGCTTTTATTAAAAATTATAAAAATGAAGATAAATTAATATTGAATATTAAAAAAAATATGAAAGAGACGTATACATCTATTAAAGATGCTACGTATAGTGATGAAAAAAAAGGGCAGATGTTATTTGGTGGCAGAGTAACAGTAAGTAAAACAGAAACAGAATATGAATCTATTAAATTGGAAAAAAGTTTTGTAGGAAATAAAAATACTAATTTTTACTCTGATATATGTGTTTTAGCAATTCCTGTTGGTTTGTTTTTTAGACATGATACAGATGAGTTAGTTAATATTGCGGTAAAAATGTCGAAATTGACACACAATAACACTATTGGAATATTAGGAGGTATTACTGCAGCATATTTTGTGTCTCTTGCTATTAATGGTGTGGACATTATGAAATGGGTGTTTATGTTAATAGATTTACTGGAATCGCGTGTGATAAAAGATCAATTGGAATTAGAAGATACTGAAAATATGATAAGATACACTGATTTTTTGAGAAGTTGGCAGAGGTATCGTGACACTAAATTTAATGAAGGTAGGATAAATCAATCGAGAACAAATTCAAGTCTTGTGTTTAGATGGAAAAAGTACATGAGTTACAGTTACGTTAAGATGTTGTACTTTGGTGACATAATTTCGTGTTTAATAGTATCATATGACTGTTTACTTGATTGTGGTGGACAGTATGAAAAAATGATATATTATGGGTTTTTATTGCCTAATAAAAATGACATTGGTGCGTTTGCAGGCGCATTATATGGGTTAATATATGGTACTAAGGACATTCCAAAAAATATGATAAGTTTTTTGGAATCTAAGGGGGTATTAAGTAAAATTAAAAAATTGAGTGATAAATTAAATTAGTTTGATTTAACGAAATCAATAACACTTGCGGGATCTCTTGATTTATCGCTTGGATAAGGAATTGAAGTACCATTGGGTTTATGTAATATCATTGTAGGAAAGCCACGAATGTTATTGTTTTCACAGACTTGTTTACTTTGGGTACATTCATATTCTGCAGTAATAGTGCCAAAATTATTTGAATTTATTTCTTGTTTAATTTTTTCCCAGTCTGATAAAAACATACGTGAATAACCGCACCAATTTGCGTAATATAATGCCAAAATCTTTTTGTCTGATTTTTGTTCTTGTGGAATGTTATTAATTGGAGCTGTTTCGGTGATATCTAAATTACACTTACAATCAGATGTAACATTGTTATTGTCATTTCTTTTCTTGATTGTGTTAAAAATAAATAATATAAATAAAATAATTGCAAGTATAATTATTACGTAAATTGGGGATTCAATAGATGGATCCATATACATTGTTTATACTAATAAGTTATAAAATTTTTAAATTTGTATATAAATTTTTAGTGTATATATAAAATTAAATTATTTTTTCTCTAGGATTATATTATATGAGCTTTGGATCACAACAGACAAGGACAAGCGGTTTTGGCCAAGATGTGGAGGGCGACCATGGAGATATGCCACAACTAGATCCGCCAGCACAGTATACAAACCCGTTACCAAGTGCTGCAGCTAGAGAAAGTACTACAGTACAACCTGTGTATACAAACCCATTGCAAAGTGCCCCAGCTAGACCAAGTACAGTACAACCTCCTAGAGAAGGGGATTCAGATGCACCTTCAGGAATATTGCCAGCGAACGAGTTTTTTAAAAGCAATGCATTCCGTGCATTTGCAGAAGCAAATTATGCAGGTGACGATTACAAAACGTCTCGTTTAACTACGAACAACATAGGAGAAGCTAAATCATTGCCGATATATCAAATGATGCTGGCTGGGAATTACAATGATTTTGAAGAACTGAAAAAATATGAAGTTGAAGATAATGATGTTCATCCTGATTTCACAAGTTTTATTATAACATTCGCAAGATCGATGAATCAAGCTGCTGGAAGAACACAAACTGGAGGGAATATGGGAAGAAATTCTAATTTATCCAATATGACTCGCGAAATGAGAGAATTTTACCGCGCCCATACCAGATCATCAAATAATCAAATGGGAGGAGGTGTTGATCAATGGGAGTCTGAGTCTTCCCAAGGATATGATATGGATAGTATTAGAAATTCGTTACCATTATTGCCTGATGAAAAAGGAAGAAGTGTGTGGTTAAGACAAACTGATGGTAGTATTGTACCTCTTACGAATGACAGGGTTAATAGAAATGTATTTAGGGAACTATATAACAATTGCAGCAGCGGAGTAAATTCGTGCCAAAATATCGTCCCATTTCCATCAACTACAAAACAGGAATGGAATGCTGTTCCATTTCCATCAACCGCAAAACAGGAATGGAATTTATCCCCTCGCAGCATTGTTGATCAAGTTCTTAGATCATCATGTCAAACGTCAAGTTCAAAACCCAAACAATCTGACGGTCCTAACACATTTGATGGAGAATTTTGGGATATGAATTACAATCGATGGGTTCGTGATGGAACTGGAAAATTATTTAGAGTTTCGTCAGATGGTAAGACTGTTATTCCATGCGATGATGATCAGTTTTTGCAGGCAGATTGTCCCCTTGGAACTAGTGGTAACAGAGAACTTGGAACAAATGGTAACAGAGAACAATGTTCTAATTTTTTGGCATGCATTTTCAATAATCCAAAAAACTTCCGACAATGCATAGAAGACTATAAAGATTCGAATATCTTTGAGATTGCCAATAATGATTTAAATATAAATCCAGGTGTTGCAGCTAAAATCATTGATATCTTTGAAGTTCCAACGCCTAGTCGCTATAATCCCATGTATGGTAAACATATCATAGAACCATCATATAATGAGTGGGTTCAAACAGTTGGACGAACATTGCCAGAATCTGTACAAAAATACGTTCAGACAGTATGTAACTTTTTGCGAAATAATCCCGCTATTTTGAATGAAGATATAAAAGGAACAGTCCCTGGACAACAATTGCAAACTCTTCCACAAGAGTTCGGTTTTTACACAAAATTAGGAAAGAAGTATTACCAAAATCCTTTGCCAAATACTGTACAAGGACTCTCATATGGTAGTGAATTCCTTTTGAGAAGTGCGAAGGCAATTCCGTTCGCTGTTCAACCACCAAATATCGATGCTTTGTCTCAATTCCCTGCAACGTTTAACAGCGTTGGGTATATGGCTCCTGGGCCAGGATTTGTAATGTCTGGTGGCGGTGGTGGCGTTATGGGTGCTCAATACGGCGGACAAATTCCATCTGTCATTGGTAATCTAAAGCAAAAACTTATCCGTTTATTTGAAGATTTACAAAAATATAATATCGTTATATCGCGTGCTGACAGAGAGAAGATTATCAAAAAGATTGGGGATTTGGAAAAAGAAGAACAAAAAATCAATGAGTTTATCAAGACACTTAAAATTATCTTAGAATTGGAAAGATTCGTAAAGTCTTTGTGCCCAGAAAAATCCAAATTTTCATGCAACGAAAATACAAGTGGAAATCAGCAGACAAATAATGTTCGTACACTTGATTTTAGACAATTTAAGAACCCTGAAAATTTAGAATTGTTGAATTTCTTGCGACGAAATATTGGCGACTATGAGTCATCAATATATAATTCAGTCAGTGGACTCAATGAAGGAACAAATAATATTTTACACAGCTACAATGATTTGATTAAAACATTGACAATTTCAAACCAGAATCCGCAAAAAAATTCCAATGATGACCTGGTTAGAGTTTTACAACAGGCACTACAACAACAGCAACAGCAACAACCAGCACAACAAGCAGCACAGGCACAAAATCCCAGAGATTTTGTCGAATTAGCTGGAGGTGCAAGACGTCAAAATAGATATCAACGCTACTAAGAAATAAATAAGTATAAATGATTTTCCCTTTATTCTTATTGCGATTAATGTGTAACAAAAACTCTCTTTGTATAGTAATATGACAGGTGGATTAATTCAATTAGTTGCGCATGGAATAGAAGATAAATTTTTAACAGGTAATCCTACTATAACTTTTTTTAAAGTCGTATACAGACGTCACACAAGTTTTACAAAAGAAGAAATACGACAAAATTTTACTTCAGAACCTAGTTTCGGAAGAAATGTAAGTTGTCATATTTCAAGAAGTGGTGATTTAATAGGTAGTATATTTTTAGTTGTTAAACTACCAAAAGTAGTCTTACCAGATACACAAAGAGTAAAATTTGCATGGGTTAAAAGACTTGGTTTTGCAATGATCAAGTCAGTTAATATTGTAATAAACGGTCATCAAATAGATAAACATTATGGAGATTGGTTAAATGTGTGGTCAGAATTAACAGGTGCCATCAACGGACCTCATGAACGAGGATTTAAAAAGATGATTGGTGACATAGATGAATTAACTAATTTCGATTACGTCAAGGATGAGTACACATTATTTATTCCATTACAATTTTGGTTTTGCAAATTTTCTGGTTCAGCCTTGCCAATTACCGCTCTTCATTACAGTGACATTGAAATTAACGTCGAATTCGAGACCCAAAAAGCATGTTACCTCACTAGTCCCACACATAGTATTACTATCAGAGATAATTTGCCAAGTTTCGTAAAAGGTGAATACATTGAACAAAATGTCGATGGTGATTTAAGAGCAGGTGTATTTGTTGATTTCGATCCTAGCACGAAAAAATTGTATTACGACAAAGTAACAGAAACGAAAATATCGGGAATAACTGTAGCTTCTGATTTTAATACAAGTAATCCAGTTGCAGTTTCACAATTAGAATCAAGTGATCTAGGACAACAATATAAAATAGTTGGAAAAACATCGGGATACTCGACTTTCGCGGAATTTAATTCATTTTCACAATCCATGCCAATACCTATTAAAAACTTGAAATTTGTAGATAGTTTCTTGCTAGTTGATTATTATTTCTTGGACACGGAAGAACGGGTAAGATTTTCACAATCTAGACATGATTATCTTATTGATCAATTGTATTACACAGCTCCTATTGAAATTTCAGATACAAATAGAAATATCAAAATGGTATCTGATCATCCCTGTAGGCTAATGGTTTGGACTGTTCAAATGAAATACATAAAAAATTCCAAAGATTACTTTAATTACACCGATACTTATCAACGCAAAGTATTTTCATATGAGCCCTATGAAGTTCCGCTCGGCGATCCAATCGGAAATAATCTAATTTTATCGAGTACAATATTGCTAAATGGCTATGAACGTATGTCTTTTAGAAATAACAAGTACTTCGAACATGTACAACAACATCAAAATATCAAGTACTCGCCACAAGTTGGTATAAATCATTATTCTTTTGCGATAAATCCGTTTACACCTTTGCAACCATCTGGATCAATAAATACCAGTCAAATTGATAATATCGAAATTAAAATGACACTTTCACCAATAATTAGTCCTAATAACTTGGCATTATTCACTGGATATTCCTTGTGTTATAACATATTGAGAATAGTAAATGGACTGGGAGCTCTTGTTTTTACTAAATAAAGCGAGTTTATATTTAGTAAAAAACTCTGTATATAAAGTAAGTGGTAGTAATAATGCCAGGTGGATTAATACAAATAATGTCTTATGGTGCAGATGATTTATATTTAACAGGAGCACCACAAATAACAATGTTCAAAGCTGTATACAGGAGGTATACAAATTTTGCCAAAGAATCGATGATAATACCCATGGGTGCAGTTGATTTTGGGAAAGAAGTGCAAATAGAAATATTACATACAGGAGACTTGTTAAGTAATACGTACATCCAATTCGATATACCCCAAGTTCATATTTTAAGGTCATCTACTGTCGCCGATTTAACACCCCAAGAATTGGATGACTTGGAAAGACCACGACCTGTATCAAGTCAAACCGATCATATATCAAATTATGCATTAATAAAGAAGTTTATGGCACTAAATATGTTAGGATATCAAAAAGCCCTTATAGACTCAAGAATACAAAATCAGAGCGCTGCTCAGTACATCGCGTCAATTTTAGATTCAATACAAACTGCTGTTCAAGAACCAGATATATTTGAAGAATACCATAATATAGTTGATGCAGCACTCAAGTATGAATTGGAACGGTTACAAAGTAATAAAAATACAGAAAATGATTTACGATTAAAGTACAATGACACAGTATCAAAAACTACCGATCCAAATGTATTGAATAGTTTAAAAGTAGAGTACATGGAAAATATAGAAAAGTTGTTAAATGAAAAGAGTAATATTTACAAGAATATATCACAATTAGATTCAAAATTTTCCGACATTACAAGTATACTTCAAGAATTACAAAGTTATATTAATCAAGGAAACGGAACAAACATATTTGGTTTCATTAATATTCCTGCAACTGTTCAAGATGTTTTTAAATTAGTCACTACTGCTCTAAAAGCAAGTCAAAATGTAGCAGATTATTTTTTTAAAAAGTCTCAAGAAGCAGTAAATTTAACTAATGACTCTAATTCATTGTATTCAAAATTTGCTTGGGTCGAAAAATTGGGTCTTGCTATGATCGATTATGTCGAAGTTAAAATAGGTGGAGAAACAATTGATAAACATTACTCTGATTGGATTAACATTTGGAATGAATTAACAGGGAGTCAAGATCAGATAGATACATATAACAAGATGATTGGTAATGTTAGAGAGTTGACTACATTTGACAGAAATCCAAAGCCAGCGTATACATTGTTTATACCATTGTCATTTTGGTTTTGTCGAAGAAGTGGATTGGCATTTCCAATGATTGCATTACAATTTAATAAATTTTATATAAATGTAAAATTGAGAAATATTGAAGATTGTGCTTATATTGAAAAACCAATAGGTTTTGATGAAACAGGTAATTTAATTGATTTTACTGACAAGTCGTTACCACTAACTGATATATGGGACAACTCTAATTTACAATTGGCGGGAAATTTATTAGCGGATTTTGTTTATTTAGAAGAACAAGAAAGAAAACGTTTTGCCAGATCTGCACATGAATACTTAATCGAAGTTGTTGAAAGAAATCACTTTGAATTTTGTGATGGAAGATTATATGAACTTAATTTAAATGGTCCAAGTAAAGAACTGGTTTGGATATTCAGAAAGAATGAGTATACGAATAACACTAATTCACATTTAATCAGTAGGTGGTTTAATTACACATGCAATATTCAAGAAAGCAATAGTCCTTTATTGAAAGCAAAGTTATTATTCCATGGTTACGATAGATTCGATAAAACAACCGCACGATATGCCAAAGAATATTTTAATTACGTTGAGCCTCATAAACGCCATACTAGAACACCAGATAATGGTATATATTCATATTCTTTTGCACTTTTTCCAGAAGATCATCAACCAACAGGAACATGTAATTTTACACGAATTAATCTACCTAACATAAAACTTACTGTTGATCCATGTATGTTTCAGTATAAACTATCAGATGTTGATCCAAGTATCGAAAGAAATAGTGAATTAGATGAAACTTTAAGTACTGATGTAAATTTGACTGTATTTTCATTTAGATATCACGTCTTGCGTGTGATAAGCGGAATGGCCGCTTTTGCTTTTTATTGAAGGTGAACGCCTTTTATTAACAGTGTTTTGTTGTACTTTTGCTTAAAAATATTGTGTTATTATATGATATTAGTATAATAATATGGTAGCATCCCTTTTACAATTAGTTGCTCGTGGTGCAGAAGACTTATATTTAATAAATAATCCTCAAATAACACTGTTTAAAACAGTTTACCGCCGTCATATAAATTTTTCTGTTTATGATCTCGAAAAGATACCAAAGGCACAGAACACATTTGGAATCGATTTTCAAACAGAATTGGATAAAGCAGGAGACCTGTTACATAAAGTTTATTTAACAGTTGAAATGTCAAGGTTAAATTTAAAAAACATACCTCCAACATGTGAAAATATTAAACGATTATTATCACAATATGGAATTACTTGGAATACTGATATTGTCTCTTCATATGGCAATATTATATCTGAATGTCCTGAAATTGTTACTTTAAAATATTATAATGATAATTTGATTTTCATCATCAATGAGAGTATTAAAAAAAATGTTGATCTTTACAATTTCTATTCAAATGGAAGTATATTCGCATCTAATTTCAATTACTTAAATAAAACATTTGGAAATGTAATGCCGACAGACTTATATGATCAAGTCATAGCTAGTTTAATGTTACTTTCAAAAATGTTAACAGAATATTCACAAGATTACCTGTCAATGTATACGGCAAGTTATTATCCTAATTTGTTATCCAATGAATACTTGGTGTCAACAGATGAAAATACAACAAATAAGAGAATGGAAATAACACTTTTTTCTGATAGTTTTAGAAGTAACTATGACACAACAGGAACACAAAATAATATTGTTTTTAACACAGGAATTTTATTAAGAACGCTATTTTCGTATTACAATGATACAACAAATGCAACTGAGACACTTTTTGGTCCTTTACAGGCACGGACTAGTGGAGATTTTCAATTGTATACGGCAAATGATATTCGAGATATATATTACATCGCTTTTTTGTACAATATTACAAGACTTTATCCTCCAACTTTATTTTCACAAAAATTTAGTTTGAGTTATAACAATGAATATATGTGGAAAATTAGATCATCATTTAACAGAGAAAATTGGGGGTTATTGAATCCCTATATTACTAAAATAGATGATAATGTCGTTTTTTATAGTACTTTAGATAATAACATTGACAAAAATCAATTGGATAATTTGATTTCACAGAAGTATACTTTATTTGAAAAATATTCTAGTTTGTTCCCATTTGTTAATGAAAATAGTTCGTATACACAGTTAGATAGTTTCAAAGTATACACAAAATTTTTTCAGCAAAATGAAATATTAAGTAATTTACGTTGTCACATTGAATACAATATGAAATATAATTTGGCTTTATTACGAAATATGATCAGTAATGTACTTGTTAATATGGATCCAGATAGTAATTCACATTATCGATTCACTAATGTCCGACGTTACAGTAATCAATTATCACCAATAGGAACTTTTATTCCAAATTCCGATACTCTTATTAATACATTTGATCCAAGTATACAAGAAAAATTGAGTGATCAATTTGAAAGAAATATTAGATCAAATGAAATAATAAATGGAGAGTACTTTTTGACAGTTGATTCAATGACTGGAATTGTAATAGTACCTAATTCCACATCAGATGGTGTTCCAGTTACAAATTATTTTTCGAATCAAATTAGTTCTGCAATTTCTAATTTTCGACAGGTAATTAATGTATACTTGAACAAATTTGATCAATTAGGATATTTCTCTGATTTTAGAATGTGGAAAAAATGTATTCTAGACAATGGAAACAAAATAAATGAAATTTATCATCGTTACACTGATACGAATACCGAATTGCCAGATCAATACCGAAGAATTTCGATCATGAATAATGTACCCATTTTGGCAGCACACGATATTCCCGAAAAAGTGTTTTATTATTATTCTAATTCATCAACAGTCAGAAGTATACTTGGTGATTATTACACAGATTTCTTAAACGAAATAGATTTCAGAGATTCTGTCGTAGACAATATGAAAATAAATCTTAAAACACAAATTTACAAGAGAATAGTAAATGGTGTCACCATGAATTTAGTTGATAAAGATCATTTTAGTCAATTAGTAGATACTTTTTCCAATGGAGGGTTTTTACTATCAAGTACTTTTCGCCCAGAAAGTCTATTTACATTGAGTTCTGACACAGATGAAAATGGTAATTTGGTTGATAATGAAAGTGACGCATTTTATTTGCCAATTGAATGGTTAACACAAACCTACAGTAGTATATTTCAAAAACACATTACCAATTTCTTTGAAAGTAGAAATTTGAGTAGTAACGATAGAGACGATTTTATCTTGTTAATGAAAAGTGTTATTAATACTTTTATTGTATTCCGAGATCCTGTAACTGATGTATTTCCTACTTACTCACAGTATCAACAAAATGGATATACTTTATTGGGTTTATTGCCTGAGACCAGACTTGCACCAAGTAACTATTACGTAACTATGTCGCAAGTATCTCCAATGTTTTCTGATGCTATGTCTAGTACATGGTACCACATTTTTAAAAAAAGTATACAAGCTTTCAACGAAATGTTTAATAATACACTGATATCAAAGAAAAATTACAGTAATAATATTGGATCTGTATTGTCAAATATATTTGATTTTTTCAAGAGAACAGTGAATGGAGACAGATCAATAATTTATTATAGAGAAGAAGATAAAAATATGAATAAAATAGGTGGTATCCGTAATATTGATGAATACCAAAGTGTCACGGTTGTCGTTGATACGGCAGTTGTTCCTGATACAAATAGTCAACTAGAAGAGGAATTATTACTGGACTTTGGTTCATCGATTGGAGTTTTAAAGAAGCCAATTAATGGACAACATTACGAAGAAACTTATTTTGTCCCAAGTGATTCGAGAAATTTGCAAATTTATTACATTCATAAACCAGGACGTCAATTGTATACGAGTATACAAGTATACGCAAATAGAAAAAATTACTTTTATGAAAATAAAATAAATCCGTTTCATTTACATCCTTTAAACACAATTCAATTAGAACTTTATCCACCTGTTGTTTCAGATGACTCTTTTGACTTTTACCGTTTAAGAGTTTTTAACGAAATCAATAAAAGTTTACAACTTACAAAAACTAATGAATTAGTGAATTTTATTAATGACAATATTATCTTATTTGATTATAACATTAACTATTACAGAAATTACTCTCCTATTTTAGATTTTGATCAAGGACACAGCAGTTTAGACGTCACTTATGAAGAATCAGACATTATTATTAACAATTTGGACAAGTATATAAAATCACATTACTTGAGTACATTACCATTTAATAATACAGGAAATATTATTACAACAGAAAATCAGTCACAATATGTATTATTTAAAGATTCATCACTGAGAGCAACACAAACAACGCCAGGTGATATGATTGGATTTGCATTTAGCGTACTTGATAGAAGTGACATGGATGGAATTGGATTGATATCGAAAAGTGGTAATATTCAAATAAATAAAAATGAAAAAGATTTTAGTATACTTGTAAGTGATGATGGAATAAACTATGACAGAATTTTTTTTAGTCAAAGTCCAATTTACCTGTCTCAAAATATTTATTATGTTTTTCAAGATAACAAAAATGGAATTTTCAGTGTTTACGAAAATAAAAGTGACATTCCTCTTGTCGTAGTAAATAGATCTGATTCAGTGCGTTACAACAATTTGGTCAATTTGTTGAAAGCAAATGCTAATTTATTTGTAACAGGGAAAACGGGTATTAGATTTTATAATGACACTTATGCCATTACCCAAGCATCAACTAGTGTCAAGAATTTGATATTACAAAGTACGACAAAGTGGTTTGATATTGGTTCTTGGGTACCAAGTGAAAAAACCATATCAAGTACTGTTTACATTGATTCAAGTAATCAATTTAAAGCTCTCGATTTAAAGCCTGTTTTTACAGATTTACTTAATGGAGTGTATTTTTCACTGAATCCAAATGCCAAATTTAATATGTATAATGCAGTTGATACTTCTATTTACGGTATACTTGATGTTATTTACAATAATCACATGATTGGGAACATGGATTCGACTTTTAGATCACTAGAGGTTGATATCCCAAGTGACACAATTTCACTTGATTTTATAAAAAAAAGTGATAACCCATTTTATAGTAACTATTTACGTAACTATTTTGATAATATTTCAGGAAATATGAATTCCCTTACTTATGCAGATTTGAAAAGAATATCGAATTTATTCATTGATAGTACAACTGTTATAGAAAAAGTTCCATTGGCACTAGATGATCTAGAGTACATTAATGAAAGTACTTTTATGAATTCGCAACTTGTGGCAATACCACAAATCACTGATGAATTTGATCACGTGTACTCAGTAAATAGCAATGTTTTGCAAGGAAAAATGGTAACATCTTCACAAATTATAGGATTTTCTTTTATGGTGTCAAGTGATATTAGTAATATTGATAATGTTGAAATAGGGATAAGTTTAAATCCAAATATTAATTTGGAAAATAAAATGGTTATTAGAAAAATTGGACAAGTATACGACTTATTAATACAATATAAAACTGAAAATGCAATTTATCAAAAATCTTTTTCTTTTATCAGACCTCCAAATTTCTCAAATGGATCGATATTTACGTTTTTTGTATTTAATACAAATGTAGCAAGTAGTACAATAGAAAATATTAATAGTGTAATAAGTGATCCAATACAATACGTAACGACAAGTTCAATACAAGTATACGAAAGTTATAATTTGATATTAAATGCAAGTGTTAGAAATACGTCGGTTTATAACAATTTATTTAGTAATTTCAATTCCGTGAGTCTTTTTACTAAAGGTAAATTTGCCATTACATTTAATTCTAAAAAGTATGCATTACAAAAGGGAAGTACGGTAGTACGTAAAATTATCAATTCTGATACACTTTGGTTGTCTATAGATGATGAAATTTTTCCATTTGTTGCCGTTTCCAATTATAAATATAGTACTATTACAAATAGTGATATTAGTGATAATTACGCGACAGTAAATATTACTACACCAAGTAATGCAATTGATGGTGACAATATTTTTATGCCAAGTGCGACACTTAGTGACAGTGACATTATTTCATTGGCATTTGAAGTTGTAACAACAAGCAATTCAAAAATGTCTATAGGTATAGGACATTTTAATGAAAGAGTAAAGTCAAGAATGCAAATTGAAAAAAATGGTGACTCGTATACATTGAATGTTGGAGATAGTAAATTAAATTTACAAGGAGTAGATTTTAAAGAAGGAAATATATATGTTTTAATATATGACAATAAAAATAGGTTGTTAAGTATTTATGACACTAAAGACAAGATAATTCAAACAAATACATCTTTGGAAATGAGTAATGCAGTAAATTTGGTAGTTACAACAGAACCAGGAAGTAATACCAAGATCAGATTTTACACAGCCAAACATGTATTTAACATTTCATCTATTGAAAATAAAATAGACATTATAAAATCGACAAAATGGTTGTATTCTGGTGCAAGAGACATCACACCAATTGAAAAAATAGTTCTTGATCCAACAGTTACACAGGTTCACAAGATTACTTCAGCAAATTTTAATGACGTTCCAATTACAATTGGAGATGATTACAGTGATATAAATCTAGTTAATAATTCGCAAGTAATTGAAATGGAAACGTTGGCATTGGGTAGCAATATTTATGGAATTGGATTTAAGGCAATACCAGCAACTAGTGGAGATTTTACCGTTGGATTTTACTCACTTAATGAAACAGGGATAATATTTCAAAGAAAAAGTAATATATTCAGTATTGTTGCAAATTACATCGAGTCCGACCAAGAACTCGAAAGTTTGGAGATATTACTGGATGACATTGAAGAAGGAGATATTAATACAGAAACGATGTTTTACATGTTTTTAAACGGTAAACAAGGTACTTTTGAATTGTATCGAGATGGTGTATTATGGGCAGAAATTGGACAAAATGAAGAGTTTAGTTACTTGATGCCAAGTGACATCAAAACACAGATGTCACTAAAGATCAGTTGTGAAGTTACATTAAGATTTTATTCCAAAAGGTATATTAATGGAAATGGACCCAGAAGTATACGTGACATTTTATTGACAAATGAAATTCATTGGTTTGGTCTATTAACTGTTGAAAGTGGGAATGTTTATAATAGTACTGCAGATAGTAGATTAATAGGAGTTAATGGTACTAGTGTTAATTTGAATCCACCAATTAATAGAAATAGTGATCAGAGTTTGGGACTCGCTTTTACAGTTGTTGGAAGTAGTAATATAAATTCGAATTTATCTTTTTCAAGTACTAATGGGAACATGTTGATTAATATTTCCCTCGACAGGAGGGAAATAAATATTAATGGAATAGAACATAACTTTATTAGGTTCCCGAATTTTGGACCGCGCGATATTTATTATCTCTACTTGAATAGCAACTTTTTTTCCATTTATGAAAATGGTGATTTGATTTTCACAATAAATTCACAAGATAATGATTTTAATGCTATTAAAGAAGAATTGAGAAATGTATACTTGACGTTGAAAGGTCACATAGAATTACTTTTTCACAATGCACCGTACGTCTACAATAAGACTACACCAGAAGTGAAAGTGTTGATTGATTCGAATTCAATTTGGGTTTCTTTGGGCGGATCGAATACAGGTCCGATTACTCAAAAGAGAATTACATCTAGTGATATAACAAGTAATTCTGTTACTAGACCTGATACTGCATCGGATGCTATAAAGTATACTTATTTAAAAGTTCTCAAAAATTCCCCTTTACAAAAAACAATGGATTTATCTCCTTTTTACAATCTTACAGCATATGATACCGATCCATTTTCACAAACAATTGAAAATATCAGAAAAATATTAATTGATCGAATTAGAAAACACTTTAATTCATTAACTGACATTACTAATATTACTAAATTGGGGACAAATGACATTTTTCCAGAAGAGTTGCTATTAATTAATGGATTTAATTTATTCTTGGATAATAGATATGATGCTAATGCGATTAATTACACTGTTCCTAATGGGCTTGTACATTGTAAAGTAAATTCTAAAAAATGTAATTTATTTACACGTCCACAACCAAAAGTAAATTACCTTATTCCTACTCCAAGCGGACGTCCAAATGGTATTTTACCAGAGATAGTAGGTATTCCTGCAAGAGTAGGAAAATGTTGTAATGAAGATATAGCGGGTAATAGTCGTATATCAAATAGAAAAATTGCTTTGAGAAAAGAATGTAAATGTGTAAAAAAGATATGTAATTGTGTGTGTTACAAACGTGAAAGTGACAAGCGTCTAGTACTAAGTGATCTTGAGGTCAGATTACTTAAATTAATAACGAACAGAAAGCCCAAGTATGCATGGGTAAAAGAATTAGGACATAGAATAATGGAAGAAGTAAAGGTATTAATAGGAGATCAAGAAATAGAGAAACATACGAGTGACTTGTTGCATTTAATTCATGAAATTAAAGTACCTCCAGAACATCGACGTGGTTATAATGCAATGATTGGAAATACTCGACAAATGCATGAATTCACTTCAGAAGATCGTTTTATTCCTAAACTTTATATACCGCTGCATTTTTGGTTTTGTGACAATCCTGGAAATGCGTTGCCCATGATTTCGTTGTTACATACAAAAGTAATATTGGACTTTAGAATAGCAAGTTTGGAAAATTTACTGGTCATTGAAAAAGATTCTTATTTTTCGTGCCCACCAAAAGTAAAATATACAATTCTTGGACAATACATTTATCTAGAAGAAGATGAAAGACGCCGAATATCGAATTCGAAATTAGAATACTTAATAGAAAAATATAATTACAACGGACGGGAAACAATATCAAATTGTAGTCATTTTAGTCACATTTCAAATGATAACCCCGTTGCACTTGATCCAAGATGCATTCCTTGTCAAATGCCTGTATTACCGCCAATTAATACAATGGATCTTGAAGAGATTACTACAACTCCAATAATGGCTTTAGAAAATTTGGCTTATCATCAAATTACACAAGTAAATGCAGATGCGACAATTGAACCATTTAGAAATAATGTATCTGATTTTAGGGAAATAGTAACACGAAATTCAATTGATTACACTGCAAGTCCTATTTTTACTTTTACTGAAGATAAAATTGTGGGTTTTGCTTTCCAACTAATTTCCATTCCTGAAATTGATGTTAAAACAGGCACGTATACTTTGAATCAAAAATCCCCCGATTTCGGTATTGGACTAGATTATTATACAAATGCATTAATAGAAGGAAGAATCAGAAGTGATAAAATTGGGACTATTTTATTGACTCGAGACTATGTAACAATAAGTAATTTTCGCACTGGAGTCAGTGTTAATATGAATTACATCACAAAGCCATTATTTCGTGGCGGTGTTACAAGTCAAGATATTTATATAGTCATACAAGACAACTTGAACCAGCAATTTTCAGTATACGAGAATTCAAATTTAATATTTGAAGTTAATGATACAAGTGACCATTACTATGATATATTAGAATTTTCAAAATTAAGTGTGCAATCAAGACCAACGCAACGACTTGGATTACATTTATTTGGTCCTATGAGAGCTTTTTTTTACAATGCAAAAACACCATTTAATAATGTTAGTAACGAAGTTCGTGGAGTACTTACCCGTTTGACTGATTGGATTTATCTTGGAGGAGACAATAGTCCAATTACGAATATCGTAAACCGTCAACAAATAAATGTAATACGTGTTCCCGATGGGATAGTTGTTAAACAAGAGACCGATAAAGCAGAATTAACTATTAGTCAAGGTGGCAGTTTTATTTGTCATCCTGTAATAAATCTAGAGAGTTCAAGTAGTATTGGGTTTTCGTTTAGTATTTCTTCGTTGTGTGACATTGCATTGGGTTTTATTTTGGATAGTCAAGATTCATTTATTCAAATTAAAAACAGGGAAATTTTGGTATCAGATGGTACTAATGTTTCATCAATTTATTTTAAAAGACCTATACGAGAAAATGTTATTTACACATGTATACAAGACAATGTAACAAAAGTTTTTACTGTACTAGAGGAAAACAGTATCATTGGACAAGTATCAATATCTGATCATGTATACTTCAAAGTAATCAAGTTTTTAGAACGACGTATACAATTAAGTATTAATGTTAGTGAATCTACAGTTATTACCTTTTACACCTCTGAATTTTTATTGAAAAATTATCCACAAACTCAACTGAGTAATATTATTACTAATACGTCAAATTGGATTTCATTCGGTGACTTTGTGCCATCATTTAAATTGAGATCTTATGGTGATCTGGAAATAGTTGATGTTACACTTGCTAAATCGGTGTCAAGAGATCTGATACTTCGCCCTTTACAATTTGGTACTACTAATTTGATGGCATTTTCATTTAGTACTTTGGGTTGTAATAATTCTTCTGATATTGCTGTTGGTATTACAGCGATAAACAATGCTTCAAATTCCATTATTTTTAAGAGGACACGTGGAAAGTTGTTTTTAGAAATGAGTACTGCAAATAAAAAAGTCAAAATTGAATTAATGGATATACAAGACAGTTTTGAAAACGAAATATTCACTATCTTTCAAGACAATACTTTGGGAATATTTACATTATTCAGACATGGCAGAATAATTGGCCAATTGACTAGTAATATGGATGAAGTATACGCGGAAATTTTACTAAAATTTCAAAATGGAATTAACGTATACATTAGTGATAGTACAATAATTAAATTTTATAGTGCAGGGTATGTATATGCAAAATTAAAAAATAATGTTAGGGCTTATTTAGAACGTGTTGATAGATGGTACTATGTCAAAAATGAAATAATTGAACCTGTTAACGAAGTAGTTGCGTATGAACCGACATCGGTCCCAATCAAAATTCGTTTACGTGATCCTATTAAATATTTAATTTGGTACATGAGAGCGTATGATCAAACAACACAGTTACCTATTGATATACTTGATTGGAATCGATATGGATTTAACATTAGGGATAAAGACGGTAGATTAATACATATTTCTAATTTTGTTGAGAATATGAAAATAGAAATGTATGGTGTTGAAAGGGAAGAACCAAAACAAGAAAATTATTTCACGTATACACAACCATGGTCAAGAAATATGGGATCACTTAATGAAGGAGAATACATCTATTCTTTTGCACTTTATCCAAACATGTTACAACCATCAGGATCGAGTAATTTTAGTGAAATAGAAGATTCAAGACTAATTATTAACTTTACTAATCAAGTCGAAACGATGATTAGGAGTAACGAAAATATTAAGATTGAATTGGAGTTATGGGGGCGTGCCGTGAATATATTGAGGGTTGTAAGTGGTATGGCAGGACTTTTGTTTTATGCATGAGGTAATGGATTCAAGATATGCGTAAAACAGGAGAATTAGTAATTTTCTGTTTATAAATATAGATATGTTAAATGAATATATAGATACGTACGTTAGATTTCAAAACGATAACACATTGAAATATGAAAATCACATTACTTTCCTACACATTGATGACAATTACCATTTATTTTACAATGAAAAAAGTGACGTAAATCCAAATGACCTTCCAGTATTTTTTTGGTCAGATGGAATATTGCGAGAAAAAAATGAAGTATACTTTTATGTGACGTTTGATGAGATTAAAAAAAGATCTGTTTTGGAAAAACTTGAGAAATATTCCGTTTCGATCATTAATAAGAACGGCTATAGAGAAGAATTTCATGAAGCAAGTAAACTAATTACTGCCTTCGATATTTATAAAAGAATTTTTGAACCTATTAAGAAAAATAAATTTATGGATAATGTTTCTATCCTGCAAAATACGTATGTTCCTTATTATGAAAAAATGTATGGAAGAAATGCAAATAAATCGTTGATAAAGTTACTTAGTGATAAAGAGAAAAAAGAAGAAAAAGAAATTAATGAAGAAAAAGAAATTAATGAAGAGAAACAAATAAATAAAATACCGTCGTCTCTCCCTATTGATGAATTCGAAAAAGAAGGAGAAAAAGAAGTATCGTTGTCTGATTTGGAAAAAGAATGTGATACAGATTTTGAAAAGAAATTCAAGAAAACAGAAAGCGATATATTACTTGAAGAGTATTGCATTTTGTAAAGACTTTGCAAAATGCAAGATTTTGTAGAAATGCAAGATTTTGTAGAAATGCAAGATTTGCAAAAGTATAAAAGTTGAAAAATATTTCGTTTCTAATGAGTTGTGTATTGCAAATATAACAAATACATGAATATGAATCAAGTCAATTATAGAAATAATATAGAGGTTGAAGACATTGTGCGTGGGATGGGAAATACAATTTTTGAAATAGACGATTCTATTGATTTTAATAATATTGATCCGATAAAATTATACATAAGAGTATGTATGTGGTTATTGCATACAATTAAATCAAATATTTTGAGAGGAAAAACAAAATTTTATGGAAATTCAAGTACTCTGCATCAATTAGCATTCAGTACATATGATTCGAATATGAGGTTTATATCTGGATATACAAATAGAATTTTAAATTTTTGGAAGAGGGTAAATCTAAAGGCTCCATATGAACTAGTGGAAGATATTGTGACAAAAAAAGATTATTATTTAAGGGTAACTGAAAACTATAATCGCGAAAACTTGTATGCAGATGTTACAATTGATTATACAGTTGAATTTGGCAAAAGAATACAGATTGTTATCAATTGAAATATCTTAATCGTTCAATTTCAGTTACTAGTACATTAATATTAAGTAACTTACCGATATCTTTAACAAATTGTCTGATGTAAAATCCGCTACTAACCTTAATTTCGCATTCAAATTCTGGAAATATAGTAGTTTTATCTGTTTCTGAGTAGTACTTTTTCCATTGATCGATGATTTCATCTTGTCTAAAGTTCCCCTTAACTACTTTAGACAAATTTTCCAGGGATTCCGAGATAAACTCATCTAGAGTTATGTTTTTTATATTTAATACACTGATGTCATAAATATTCACCGATTTTTTCGGCATCTTGTCTGCAATTTCATCTAAACGATTACTTTTAGCCCACCACCATAGGGGTTTTTTTGTGTCACCTAGTCTAACACAAAAAGAAGAATAAATATGAAAATCTTGTAAAAATTGTGTTGAATTAGAATCTAATATCGTCTTTTTAATTAAATCTATGTCAACTTTATCACAGTTTTGTTTATTTTGCAAAAATCCGAGAACTGCCGTTGTATCTGTTTCTAAACCGACGATGAATCTAAATCGATAAACTTTATTCATTTTATGATATTTTTCGATATTCTTTGTCTCTTCATCAATTAAAATCGTTACTACACCATGCGCCATTTCATCAAGTCTACCACTAATTCCCATCTTTTTATCTTTATATTCATCTTTTTCTTTAAAAATTTTAATCAAGTCGAGGCAACTTATACCAATAGGTTTGTAAGCGGTTATCATTTCTTTTTGTTTATTACAAATATTTAAAGTATACTTGTATTATTTAATAATTCAATTTTTTAGCAGCACTTCTTTGGGATTGTCTTTTCGCAGCATTCAACAATCTTCTCTTCACGGAACTTTTTAACTTTTTCCTCGCGGTACTTGAGCAAGCATTCCTCAGTGACGTGTACGCAAATTTCTTCGCCGCACTTTCCGCGTTTCTTCTCAGTCCAGCACTTGATGGGTTTCTTCTCTTCCCAACATTTATCGGGTTGTTTTTCCTCCCAAACTTTTACGATTTTCTTCTCTTCGCAGCATTCGCGGGGACCTTTCTCTTCCCAGCAATCGATGTCATGTTTCTTTTCCTTGCAGTACTTTTTGACTTCTTTCTTTTCGCAGCACTTCTTTTCCACTTTCTTTTCACAACACTTTTTGGGTGTTTCTTTCTTACCACAACATTTGCCCTTAGAGAACTTAGGGGTCAATGAGTAAGATTGTGTGCTTTCTGTTTCTGATGCAGATGATTCTGTGGATTTTGAACTATATGTTGATTCAGTGTCAACATTTGTACTAGTGAATGAACTGTTAGTATAAGGCATTTATAAATCTATATTCGTAAAAAAATTTATTAGTGGGTTATAAATTTTTATCGTCAAAAAGAACGAATGTAATAAAAAATTGAATTTTAAATGGAATAATAGTAAGAGCGTCATTTAATTAGTAAACACACAAATGTTAAGACGAACTAGATATTTGATTCCTTTGAGATATGGCAGATTGGTCTTGTCGACTGGTAAATTTCCTAATCTTGGAACGGTGAGTAATGTTGAGATACATGATATCAAATGCAATAATAACAGAAATACTGATGTTGTAGCAAATAAGGTTACGACAAATCGCAAGTTTAAATCAATCGGTTATTACTTTGATTTGACACTACTTTTATTGTACTTGACAGTGATTTTTTCAATTTATGCTATTGTTGCTATGTTATTCATGTGGTGGATATTTGATATATTTTTGTGTCAATGTATCTTCTGTAATATCCTAAATTAATTTCGAAGTATACATAATATTAGGAAATTAAGAGTTTAAGAAAAAATTCGGCTGGCTATTAATAAATCTATTTCCCGAAATTGATTTAAGTATTTATAATAGTGCATGTCAGTGTAGAAATTAAGAAATGTAAATCTTCAATTTAATTAATTGAATTTATTTCTAGAAAATATGCACTGTTTGACTTTTTAATATAAAAAATTATTGGAAAGTCTAGATGATTATTCTTAGATAATATATTAATTCTACTTTCCGTAAAAGATTATATCCTTTATGTTGTGTTAGCATTTGATTAAAGTGGAAATTAAGAGTTGATAACTTAACTAAGTTAAGCTTAGATATATTGATTGTATTTCTAGGAAAGCTGTTATGTAATAATTAGTTGTTGTAGGTACATGTATTTAATACACAAATTGGAAAGTAAAGAGATTGCGATTTTTAACTTCCGACGGAAATTTATTAACTCTACTTTTCGTCGCAAATGATACTATTATTTAGACCTCATTATTAATGTTTTGTTGGTGCATGTATTAGGATACACAAAATTGGAAAGTGAAGAAATGTTAAATGTTGTTGCCCGACAATATATTAATTCTACTTTCCGTTGCAAACGATTCAATTACTTGAACTTATGTTGCCTTTTACACCCTTGAAGATTTAAAATGAGACAAAAATCTCATAATCTTTAAGGTTGGGTCTTTTCATACCTATGTAAATTTTGTTTAATGTGGATAGCGACGAACTTCCACTGAGACGTTTCTAATCTTAATGTAATAACTATTAGAACTTTAATGGTTTTATACATATATCCAATATTTATTGTTATTACTTTTTAATATTAGAGATGAAGTTTGTCTCATCAATTCCTTCATACTTTTATATAAGATATATTTTAACTAGTTTTGAACGCTCTTTTGTCTCGTTTTAAATCTTCAAGGGTTTAAATACACGATAACGAATGATATGGAAATTTAGAGTAACTATTATTAATAAATAATTTATTGAATTTATTTCTAGGTAATGAGTTGTTGGTGGATATCGTTGATTTTCTAAATTGGAAAAGTAAAGAAATTATGACAAATGACTGTCACCCGAATATATATTAACTCTACTTTTCGTCGCAAAAGATTCTTTTACCTAAACTAATGTTGACTTTCACGATAACGCATGATAATTTGGAAATTTAGAGTTGCGATTAATTAATTAATTAATATTGATATTATATTGAATCTATTTCCTGAAATAAAAAATGTGAAAGTGTATATGATTGAGTTGATGGGAAATTATGAATTGTCTCTTAAGAGTCATGGCTACACTGTAAATTTATTTCCTGGGTGAAACAATTGTATGATATTTTTAAATATATATTCAAGTCCATTAGCGTTTTCGTGTGGAAATTAAGAGTTGCTATCGTCAACTTGTATTACTTGTAGAATTTATTTCCAGTTGAAATTTGCGTGATTATATACAGTTCTATTTAAAAAGAGGAAGTTGAGAATTGATAACATTTTGTTATTAATAATAATATAAATTTACTTCCTGTTTGTCTTGTTCTATTTATATGATTATATACAGTTCTATTTAA